CACCCGTCTACCAACGTAGTTTTGATGTTTATCAGGTACATGTAGTCCAGAGGGAGCTTGAATCTCTCTAGTTGAATAGGACCCGCCACTGGAGATGTATATACTGTACCAAAAAAACTACCTGATCCAACTGCTTCCTCTAAGCTTTCGCTCACTTTTATACCAATGTGGTAGTCCTCAAGCAGATTACGCAGGTCATCTATGCGTTTCTGCGACTGTTCGAAGCCTCTTTGCTTTCTATTGGACGAGGGAGTATACCGCTGGTTGATAAACCGACGTATGGCCATGTTGATCTCATGGTCAATCTCTTGTGGTAAGAGATTGTCAACCTGGAAAGATGCAAGTTTTTGCACCCCCAGGTTGACAGCTATATGCATCTCTTGTATTGTCACGCTAGTGATTTCAGTTGAGCTCTGATCGCGTTAACTGCGCCAGAGTTCTTTTTGTTTTTGAAGTAGATAATGGTGTCGGTTACGTTTTCTCCAATAGTCTCGTCTCCATAAATATACTGATTTCCAATCTTACGGAGTACATCCTTGCTGACCATTTCTTCTATCTCTGCTTTGAGGTCAAGATCCTTGTCGAGTACAAGCTTCAAGAACTTAGCTGGTTCTTTAGACTTAAGATCGTAAAGATTATTCTCTACCTCAAGGTCAGTCATCTTATCAGGGTTAGATCCCTTAGCAAGCAGTCTGTACAGTCGTCTCATTTTAGACACATCACTAGATGCTTTGATAAACTCTTTGTCTGCTTCCTTCTGAACCTTAACCTTGGCATTCTTCTTCAACAGGTCTCTTTGGGGATCATAGATGTAGAACTTTTTTTGTCTGTCCTTATCCATGCCTTCCTTTGAGTCAGCTACCTGTCTGTGTTTTTGACACCACCTAAACGTAACGTAATCCATCAAGTTGTGTGGAGTACCTTCTTCGTCTGTCGTGATGTCTAGTTCTTTTCCTTCGAAGGGGATTGCTAGGGTCATGCTTGCCCAGAACTCTTTTTCTTGTCTAGGCCAGTCTGCATGTCCTGGTGGTACGTCGAGTATACCGGACAAAAGCTTGTGGGCTTCTTCCCCTTCTACTCCTTTCAATGGTTGTCGACCAACATAGATTGAACCTATCTTGATCTTTGCCGCAGCTCTAATCTCCTTTGGGAGGTGGCCGAGGACTTCTCTGCGTCTGATTATAACTTTTTTCATGTTCTTTTATAGTTCGAAAGAATAACTGTGGTTGCAAATCGGGGAGAGCCGACATTTCAGCTCCCCCCTTTGCAAACCAAACACCAAATTACGATGCAGTGCAAGTCAAGTCGAGCGAAGTATCGAATCTGCGGAGCAGGATACCAGCTGTCTTCAACATGTGCACAGAAGCACCGTCTATATCTGAAGCTCGCGTGTCGGTTTCTGTGAAGCCCTTAGGCACAACAGAACCAGCAACACACCAGCGAAGCATTTCACGACCCTTCTTCTGAATCATCTGGAGGTTGTTTTCTCCATCGTAAGAAGATTGGTCAACGAATGTCATTCTGTAAGATTCGAGCGGCAATCCAGTCTCAGGGTGCTTATTAGAAGCCTGAGCAACAGGACCGTGATCGAACAATGGGACCTTGACCACGTTCACCGTGTGACCATCGACGTGGTCGTATGAGGTGAAGTAACCAGTGATACCCAAGCTACGACCGCTACCAGTGATGAACTTAGACTCAGTAGTTCTGAGGTAAGAGTTTGTAGCAGTAGTAACACCAGTGGAGCTGACACCGTTAGCGTAGTAGTTGCGGAGAGCCTTGTCGAACTCACGTGCACCACCAATACCTGTGAACAATGTCACCTGCTTGTCGGTAGCGTCGGTCATTCCGTAGAACAAGTCACCAATGGTATCCTCAATCTTCTTCTGCGTGAGAGTAGAGTAAGTGTCCTTGTTGATGATCTGCTCAAACAAACCAGGTCCAGAGACCACAGGCTGTCCGTTCTCGTCGAGCATGGTAGACTTACCGTTAGCATCGTGCGTCTTAGCACCATACCAGTAGTACATCTCACACTCTTCCTTAAACTTGAGCATGTGACGGTACTCCTCGTAGTCCATCCACAACTTCGTAGATGAGCCTTCCTTCAATGGGAGGGTAAACTCAGCAACGTAGTCTTTAGCGTTACCAGAGAAGTGGTAAGACTTACGCACGGTACCGATCTTAGAACGGACCAACCCGGGAGCTGTCCAGTTAGAAGCGTTTCCGCGTGAGAAGTCAATACCGACGTTAGCGTACAACTGTCCCCAGAGTGCGCCTGCTGCAGTTTCACCTGCTACCAAACCTGTGCTGTTGTCAGGAGAAACCAACTGAAGGGTGTATTCATAACCACCTCCAACAGCTTTAGGTTCTTGCATAATTCTTGCCAAGCTACCTTCGTTAGAAACGAGAGTGTATGGGAAGATGAACCACTTGTCTGGGAAAGTGATAGTGAACATTGCACCGCCGGCACCTGTGCCGGTAGCTGCCACAACTGGACGAACGTTTACCTCATGAGTTTTGACACGGTACTCGTACTCGAATCGATCGATTGAGCGTGTATTGCCAACCCCCTCAGAGAGGAAAGAAAGTGGAAACTTCTTTTCTTCACGTCCGGCCAAGTGCGTAAGAATAGGAGAGAGCTCTTCGGGCTTCTCCATCAATGCATTAACCAACGAGTTAGTGTCGGTCATCTGCTGGTCGTTGTAATACGACTTAAGTACTTGCATCAAAGCCATGATTGTTTATTTTAAAGTTTTGCTTAAAAAAGCGCGTTTATGTCCAGCTGATCTGGATCAAATGTCTGTTGTCTACGCTGAGCCTTACGAGCGCTCTTGACTCTCTCCTCATTTGCTTGGATGCGGTCTCTCAGACCTCTGACACTCTGCGTACGTGCTTTTGTGTCGATGATGTCTGCAAGGTTAAACCCGCTGTACATGAGGTAGTCTATCGCAAGCTTGATATCGATATCAGCATCAGCGTAGTCTAAATCTCTTTGTGTATTGCCTTCTTCGTCGATCGGTGCAGAGATGTAGTCAAAGAAGTCTTGCTTGTCCGAGTCTGGGATAACAATACCACCGAACTCGTTGTCCTCTGACATGTACTCCGCCACACCACCCCAGAAGTCTTCTTGCTCCTGTTCTATCTCTCTAGCTTCTGCAAGCTGTTCTTCATACATCTGCTGTCTCTGAGCTTCCTGCATGTTGACTAGCTGTTGCTGTGCCACGAGTGCTTTGTTGTGCAACTTGCCTGTTTGTTGAAAGTCATCGAGCATCTCGAGGATCATTTCATCTTCGTGTCCCATAGCCTTGTAGTACTCTCCAAGCATAGCTCGTTGGAGTGTAACATCGTCTTCGCTAAGCTGAATACGGCTGTAATCTGAGCCTGGGTTATTCGCTGCGTAGAACTCTTGTGGGTCACCACCGGCAAGCACATACTCTAGGTGAGCACCTACTTCGGGGTATTGCTCGAACAGTTCCTGCAGCTGTCCTTCTGCAAGATCTTCTGAGACATCTCTAACGTAGTTAGTTAGTCCCTCGACTGTGTCGGCATATTCGTATTCCATTTCAACTCCAAGAATATCGGAGATCTTCTCTGAGATGGGGAGGTCGTCATACTCTTCTTCCGTGAGTTCGTCATCGTCGTACTCATCGTCAGCGTATTCATCATCCTCATCGTCTTCATCGTCGTCGTCGTAGTCATCTTCAACGCTGTAGTCTTCGTCGTCATCTTCGTACTCGTCTACACCGTCTTCGAAGTCTTCGTCTCCGTATTCTCTAGGGTCCTCGTCAATGATCTCATCACTGACTTCCTCAACGTCTTGAGGCGCCTCGGCTGTTTCCAGCCCTTCTGCACCGTCTCCAATGACACTGTCGAAGGAGATGGCACTAAAATCTAACTTGTTGTTTGGGTCTGACATGTTGCAAAAATATTAAGGGTTTGGTTTGTAAATCTGTAAAATTATTTTCTATACTCGCTATTACTATATATCACTTGCGCTTTCTGCGCCTCTTTCGTCTATCTACCATTCCGCCTCTTCTACGTGGTGCTCTGAGTGATTCGAGACCAGACTCGTAAGCTTTCATATCTTCAACAGATATGTAGCCTGGAGCAGCTTTATCTAAGTTAATCTTCCTCATTGCTTCGG